GGCTCATCGCAGTAATAGTAATTTTCTTTTTCATTTGTTTCCTCCTATTTTTTCAAATTATAAGCCGACACACCAGTGATAACACCTAAAAATGTTGCTACTGCATTGATAGTGAGTACTGTCATATCTGTTCCATTCCATCCATACGCTTTCCCTAACGTGGCTACTAACACAGAAGCAGCTGGTAATACTGTTAAAACTGCCCATTTAATGACTTGATAATACTTATCGGGTAAAATCATTTCTTCTCACCTCCTTTACAATTTAGTCAAGAAATAGCCAATGATCGTAATGCCTAAACCGATCATGTAACCCCACGACCATTTATTATTGGCTTTCATTTCTTTGATATCTTCCGCATTATTAAGCGCAATAGAATATGCCTGATCCGCTCTATCTTTTGCACTTTCCACTTTTTCGCGTAATAATTCGTAATTATCCAGTTTCGTTTCAATACGCACTAAGCGTTCTACCACGTCTTGTATTGCTTCGTCTTTCAACCAACTAGCCTCCTTTCATTGCAAAATAAAAAACACCCTCCTTTGAGCGTGTTGATAGCAAAATTATAAATATTGTATTAATCAGATAGTCTAGTCAAGACTAAAGTACGGCAAGATGTAAATTGTAAAATTCCATCTGCAACGCCGATTTCAGTACGCATATTTAGTACATCGTTTACTTCTAAATCAGTTACAATGTTTCCGCTAGCTGCAAATCTATTTTGCAAGGCGTCGACCCCATAAGATACTAAATTATCAACAGAAGTTCCATCTTTATATAAATCAGTATATAACCATGAAGCATATTTCCTGCCCAATTGCACACGTATTTGCGCACTAATTGAATACTTACCAGCTTTTAAGCATTTAACGTATCCGTTAGATTGACGTTCGAAATGTGTTTCTCCTACAGCTGTAGTAGTATACCCTGTTCCTACTCCATACTCCGCTACTTTCGTTTTGTTAGAGACTTCACCTTGTGCGCCATAAAATGCGGTAGTAGCTGTATCATTAATGCGTTCATCGATCTTATTGTCTAATTCATCTATAGCAGTCGCATTAGCATTCGCTTTTGTTTGAGCACCCTTAGCTGTGGTGTCTACTTCATTAATTGAAGCAGTCAACTGCGAATTAATCTCCGATACTTTCCCATCGGTATAATTGTTTGCTTTACCAGTAATTTCAGAAATTTTAATATCTGTGGCCAAATTATCTTCGACATATTCTGGTGCTAGATCCCAAACATAATCTTTTGGATTGTTTGAATCACGCATACCAGTACCACGATATTTATACTCACTAATATTCGGAGTTCGTGTGTTGCCTTTTTCAATCTTGAGCCAGTCAATTTGAACAGTATCATATGTTGCAGAATTAGGTTTTTGCCATAACGCTACTCTAAGTAAATTTGTCGTTTCACTAGTATTTCTGGCTGTAAAAGTGGCACTACACACATTTGCCAATCCTTCCACAGGAAGTAAAGTTGCCTGGTACTGCGACTGCGACTGCTGGTAATTTGCATCTCCGTAGTATAAGTGGAATTCTTTATTAGCTGGCTTAGTCCCTTTTAAAGATACCGTATAAGTTTCACCTATTATTAATTCTTCTGAAATATCAAAACCAGAAATAGGATTATTTGATGTTTTAATTGGGAACTTAACTGTAGGATTGACAATGTTCTCGTTAGGATACTCGCGGCACATGTTATAAGGTTCTGCCAATAAGTTAGGTTGGAACGGTGTGGCTGTTGAGCCTTCTTCGAGTTTAGCGTGTCTCAAACGTAGTTTGCCGGATAGGCTGTTATTAGCGTCTTTATTTTGTAGCATTATAAGCCAGCTTTCAGCGTTATCACTCGCAGCAGTAATTTTAACGGTGCCAGTTAGTTTTTGCCATACACCCTTAGTAGCAGTTAATGTATTACGCGTATATAGCTCTGATACCCAGTTAGGCATTTTAATATATCTTAGGCCTATCTTGCTAGGGTCTCCAGTGAAATCACCTTCTAACATAATTTCTACACTCACGGTATATGTTTTGCCTGTTAATAGGGCTGGTTGACTTTTCGGTTTTAATACCTCTAATTTATGGTTTGGATCAAGCGTAATCACTACCTCGTCACCATCATCTACAACAGATAAGGCACCACTACCTTGCGAGAAGCTATCAGCGTTTATATTAGCCATCAAATTCGGATTCCCCGAATAATCATAGCCCCCGAAATCAATGCTGTTACTGTACATCACTTGTAAGTTACCTAACTTAGAAATTTCTTCTTTCAGAGCATCTAACTTGTCTTGTAGCGTTTTAGCTTGACCAGTTAAATCAGTAATCTGTTGATTTAAGCTATCCACTCTACCTTTAGTTTCAGCCATAAAAGCATCAAAAGTTTCATTATACTTTCGAATCAACTCTTCTAATTGCGAAACATATTCATCGGCTTGACCTTGCGAAATGTCAGACACTCCTAGTGAGAAAAAAATGATATCTTGCGTTGTTAGAATTTGATTGTCTTTTCTATATTCTACGTAGCAGTGTTTATAATATCCTGCTTCACTCATAAATGTGCCATCAAGAGAAAACGTGACTTCTTCACTAGTTACGCTAGTTGCCACACTATCTACGTAACGGTTAGATGGTGTTGTTCCTTTTAAAGTAAATGTTCCGCCACTCGTATCCATCTGCAAGCCATTTAAATATGGTTTAACCGTCACCGTAATCCCTTTATCACCCTGACGAGCCATAATAGCTTTGGTGTAGTTTAATTCTTTGCTGAAATCTAAAGCCAAATTATATAAACTGCTAGCCATTTATATACCTCCTTGTCTTCGTTTTAAAAACGTTTTTGGTCAAGCACTGTGCTATCATATGCTGTATCCTCTTTTAATCTAATATCTTCATACCCTAGTCGATGTGCCACTAAATTCCATCTAACCAATACGTTTGGCTTACTAGTTTCAATGATGAAATGGTCAACATCTTCATGAGTAACAGCACACAAAACTAGTTCTGTAGGTGTCACATGTGTCATATACCGACTTAGATTTACTGTCTCAGCAAACATGGGGTCAATATCAACACGAACTTTACCATCATCACCTGTAACGGCTTCCCCATAATCAGCGAAATAATATTCTGGAGTTTCATAAGCGTTCAATAGTCGTTGTCCATAATGCTCTGTCGGTACGGTTGAGTTTTTAGTACCTCTAACAGTAAAATCTTTATATACTTGTACCGTTGATTGTTCAAACCTAGCAAGTTTCCCATCTTCCCATGAACCAAAAAAACAACCTGGTAACGTTAGCATACCGTCACTAGTAAATTTCATAGTCCTACCAGCTACTTTAAATTCCCATGAATTACCTGCACTACCATCAATACCTAAAGAATTACCGTCACCATCATTTATATAACTAGCATTACTGTATCTGAAATTTGGCGCACCAAAAGATAAAAACGGTCTGTTATTACCATTATCCCACGTACTAAAAACCAAGTTACCCTGTGGATTTCTAATCATGAAACCACCACCAGTTTTCATGGTGTATGATACAATGCCGGCATCAGCACTTACATAATCACGTGCTTCTAGCTCCATAATATCTTTGTTAACTTTTTTTGAATACCAAGTCATTTTGCCATTAGCGATACTTGTTCTATAATCAGTGCCATCACTAATTAATGCAGTACCTCTAATAGTAATCCCTACTATCTCACCAGCTGTAATAAACGAGGCATTGAATCCGCCATCTAACGTCCATGCGGTTTCATATGTTCCATTAATACCAGTTTTAGAAAAACCAATACCAGCGTTGTTGATTTGTAAAACATTCCGTGCAGTAGTCTTATCTGGCGTGTCCATAATCAAAATACGACTAGGCGCTTCTTTAGGATCTAATAAAACATAACCACCATTTTGGCCAGTAATCATATCAGTTTGATGATCTACAATATCATTGATTAAATCACTGATTTCGCCACCATTTTTCAATTGATCAATGGCATCATTAATCAAATTGCTTACATTATTCTCTGTGTTTTCTAAGAAGTTTGTTTTGACGTTTCCTACAACTAATTTATCGTATGAATTGGTTAAAACATTAAACGTATATTCCACAATTCTTGCTGACATATTCACTTTTAACTGTGGATGATACACATCTACTCCGTCACCCATCGAAACTTTTTCCAGATCAACAAATTTTTCATAACCTCTTTGATCCCTCAATGGTACTAATTCAATCGAACCACTCACTTGTGGTTTTTGTTTATCTATGTTTGTTTTCAACCAGTCTTTAGCAACTTCCCTTAATGTGGCTACATCAGTCGCTTTGTCTTTAAAATCAACAAAAGAAACATATCCAGCAGGATAATCATCCACGTAATCCGTGAAAATAACTTCTTCTGGTAGAGTGATCTCGTCTTCTCCTTCTGACGAACTGCTAATGAATGGATAAACTCCAACTAAAACACTTTGAGCATCTATCTCTAAGTCGAGACCAGTTAAGTTTTTAGTATAAATCGCTTTGATTTTATGATCCGTACCTAGCCTTTTTTCATGACGTAATGTGTTATTATCTTTAAGAAATTCCCCATGAAATCGATCTAGAATAGACCCCTCTTTTCCACCAAAGAATTCTAAAAAATTCGCTTTTTCTATCTTCACATTAGCAAGCGTATCTACTAATGACGAGAAAGAAAACTGCGAAGGGATAGCTGGTTTCGCTAAAGTTTTTGCGTTTTGCCATGCCTGAGTAGCAGTGATCTTTTCTGTTCCGCTGTCATATTTATTCAACACCGATTTTCTTATATCATTGAAAATAGGTTCAGCTTTTACTTCTATCGTATTTCCTATTACAGAAGTCTTTGCATAATAAATCCTTAGACGCTGTTTTGCTCGATTTTCATCTACATAGCACTGAATAATACGTCCTTCTACAATCAAGTCTGCATTAGTTCCGCTTATTGGATAAGTACCCTGAAATATCTCGGCTCCGTTTAATTTATTGCTAACAGTAGCTGTTAACCAGTCTGATAAAGCACCTAAACCTTGCGTATCATATAAATGTTCAGCTAAATTATTCGCGTCATTTTTATCGTAAATAGTTATTAAATTATCGATCATCTATTTCACCTACCTTAACCCATTACGATAAATTTGTATTTTGCTCAAACCAGTACAGTTAAAATGATTAATATCCACTTGCAATGTCGGATATTGCATGGTCTTCATTTTGTTGGACCGATCTAAAATATCTCCGTCCGATTGCTCTTCGTAGCAAAGCATTAAATCACTATCAATGACTACATCAGTTCCTACTACTAAGCCTTCAAAACTAAACACATAATCATTTAAGATGAACTGGCATGAAGTAGCTGAAGGAGTGATGATAATCTTTGGAAAACTTTCTTCTAAACTATTATTCAGCAAACTAAATGACTGTGGTTTATCTACGGTTATAGGCACATCTTCTTGAACTCTTGCGAATGGTTTCGCAGTAATATTTACATCGAACTCTCCCCATTCAACAATATCGTTTTCTGCATCCCCAATATCGATAGTCTGGATAACATAATAGACGTTGGGATCATCAGAGAATTCTAATTTCTTTGCATAATTTAACCAATGACGCATGATATAAAACGATTGCTTGAACGCTTGATGGTCTTCCACATCTTCTAAATAGTTATAGTGTAATGTAAATGACATATCTTCGAACGAATAATCTTGCACTAAGCTACCTAACCGTCCTAAAACAGAAGTTTCAACTCTCTGTCTTTTTGGAGAAGGTATGGTTGGTCTTTCAGCTAAAGCCAATTTATGCAAATAATCAGGAAATCCATCGATTATAGAATGTATACAATCAGTCATTTTTTCACATCCTTTTTAATACTAAAAAAACAGGAGAAATACTCTCCTGTTTAACGCCATGCCGAAGCATTATCATTTTGAACTTTTGTAATACTATCAATGATTTGTTGAGTCGTTTGCTTCATAGTGACCTCATCTGCGTTACCATCAATTGTGAAATTGAATTCGTAATTGTTCACAGGTTGAATCGTTTGTGCTTTAGATGAAACTGAGGTGCTACTCAAGATACGATCACCAATTTCTTGCAACACAGATCTTTTCAAAGGTAAAACTGCTTCAGGTCCTGCTTCACCGACACCGTTCATTCCACCAAGTAAAGTTGGTTTAGTAAAGATACCACCTTTAGCATGCCAGCTTACGTCTAAGTAAGGTATTTCGCCTTTTAATGGATTGAATTTTCCTCTAATGTGAAATTCTGGCATGGGTATGTGAGGAAGAGAAATATTTAAATTATCAAAGATGCCACTGATTTTATCTCTAATCCAATCAATCGGAGCGCTAACAGTTTTTTTAATACCTTCCCAAATGTTAGCAATCGTACTTTTAACATTATTGAATATGTCGGAAACAATACCTGTTAGATTGGACCAACCGCTTGAAATTGCATTTTTTCCATCGTTTACTTTAGAGCTAATAGTGCTTGTAATTCCATTCCAAAGATTCAAAGCAGTATTTTTGATACCGTTCCAAATTCCGCTGATCCACGAAGATATACTATTCCAAACACTTTGGATGGCATTTTTAGCTGCGTTTATAGCATTGCTTATACTACTAGTCACACTATTCCAGATATTTGATGCTGTAGAGCTGATTGAATTCCAAATTCCACCTAACCAACTAGATACAGTTGACCAAATATTTTGAATTACTGTAGCAGCTGCTTGTACCAAGCTAGTGATTGTATTCTTGATACTGTTCCAAATACTAGAAGCTGTTGCACTAATTGAATTCCAAATATTTGAAGCCGTAGTACTAATAGCTGTCCATATACCATTCCACCATGCCACTACTGGATCAAATATAGTATGGAATGTAGTTACAATCCCATTCCAAGCGATACTTATCCATTGTGTCATAGTATCCCAAGTATTTTTAAGGAAATCAGAAATAGGAGTCCAAACAGCTTGCCAAGCTGCGCCTAATAACTGTCCAGCTACATCAAAAATACCCACGATAATATTAATACCAGCTTGAATCAATGACGTTATTAATGTCCATGGTATTTGAACAATCCCCACAATGTCTGCCCAAATAATCGACCATACTTCTTTGACTCCGTTCCAAATATTTGAAACCCAATCAACGAATGTTTGCCAAGTCTCTTGGACTCCTTGCCAGATGTTGGAAGCTCCTTCGACTAATCCGTTCCATAACTCTCCAAACCAATCAGAAACACCTTGCCAAATATCTTGAACCCAATCTACAAATCCAGACCAGCTTTCTTTAACCCCATCCCAGACTGTTGAGGCCCCGTCTTTTATGCTTTTCCAGGTATCATCCAACCAATCTGTAAATTTTTTCCATAAACCACTAAACCAGTCAGTAATTGCTCCCCAGTTCTTAATTGCCACAATAACGCCTGCTATAACAGCTATAATTCCTCCAATTATAAGCATCATTGGACCAAATAAATATGACACGGCTAGTATTGCCGGTAACAATATGCCAAATGCTGCTGTAAGACCACCTATAGCAACAATGAAATCCTGTACTGGTTGTGGAAGATTATTAAACGCATCAGCCATCTTTCCTAGAAAATCAATTACTGGTTCGAGTGCATCTATGATTGTGTTGCCTATAGGAGCTAATGAATCCTTTAATTCAGCTATTTTCCCGTTCAACTCTTGCAACGGAGTAGTAGAATCTTCATTCATTTTTTGTGCAGATCCACTAACATCATCAAATGTATGGTTAACATCAGTTAAAGATTGGACAACTTTCATCGCATTATCTTCGCCAAGCGCAGACCAAATTGTCGAAGCTTTATTTAATTGGTCGTATTGACCATCCATATTGCTAAAATCTTGAATCATGGAATTAATAACGTCTTTTTGTGTTCCTCCGCCATTTTTCCACTCTTCAAAAGCTTTTCTAGTACTTTCACTAAACATATCCATGTTTTGCTCAAATCGACCATCTGTTAACGATATTCCCATTTCTTTAACTAAGTCATTGACTTTATCAAGGTTATAAGCACCCGCATCTAAACCATTTTGAAGCATTCCGAACGTTTCATCAGCTGAATATCCCATTTGACTCCATAATTGGCTATATTCTGCCATGTTATCGCCTAATTCATGCGTTTTATCTAAACCGTTTTGAGTACCCGAAACCATTAAATCCATTGCATCTTGAGCGCTCAATCCGAAGTTGACCATTAAGCCATTTACACCACGTAACGTTTCATCCATATCAGCGCCCATGGTGTTTTCTAGGACCATAGCTTGTTCCGTAATATTTTGTAAATCTTGATTATTTAAATCGCCTAAATTACGCTTTACCAAAATCAATGCATCTGTGGACTGATCTAACGATTCTCCAAAACCTTTATAATAAATGTCTCTGGCTACATTCGTTAATTCTTCAGCCTCTTGTTTAGTCAAACCAAAATTAGCTTGTATCTTACTCTGGGAACTACCTACACTGTTAGCTGAGTCCACTGCTTGTTTCCCTAATTCTGTAAGCTTATCGCCAATGTCGCTTAAAACGTCAGAAGCTTCCATTAAATTATTCATATCTATTTTGCTTCCGATATCGTCCAAGTTAGTTGTATCTACATTTTTAGCAGCTTGTCCTAACTCTTCAAATTCACGTTCAGCATCATTAAGCTTCGCTTCCATCTGCATTGCTTCTGTGGATGTAGCGCCAAATTCAGACTGTGTAGCTTCTAACTGTCGTCTTAGGATATCTATCGTTTTCTCCGCATTTTCAGACTGTTGAGAAACAAATTCTTGGGCTTTCGCTAATTTCTCGGATTCAGAAGCTGATTGACCAGCAGTTGCTTGCCATTTTTTGTATTCGGATTCAATCAGAGAAGCACTAGCTTGAACATTTTTTTGTTCACTATCCAACTGTTGCATTGTAGACTCGTACGTCTGTATTTCGCCTTTTGCTTGAGCTAGTGCATTACTCGTTTTATCAATTTCGTTTGACAAACGTTGTTGCGCTGTTTGTTGGTTAATCAGTTCTCTCTCAAGTTTCTGAACTTCGGTGGAATTTTCTCCATAATATTTTTTGGCATTGGCTAAACGTTGGCTAGTTACTTCAACTTTTTGGCTTTGTAATTCATACTGCTTTTCTAAAGAAGATAATTTACTTCCTAACTTGTCTGATTCAGAACCAGTCTGTTGTAATTGAGCTTGTTCTAGTTTTAATTCTGCTCTATTTTTAGTTAATTCAGCACTGATTTCTTTTAACGTAGATTTCAATCCGTCATCGTTAGCTATGAAAGTTACTTCTGCTTCTGTTCTCTTTTTAGCCATTTTTTACCTCCTTTCTTTAGTTTTTCTGAGATTGGTTTATTGCATAGTTTTTCCATCCTTCATAAGCACTCTTGTTGTAAGCCATTTGCAAAATGTCATCTAAACAGATATCGCTTAAAACCAAATCTGAAGGCATAGAAAAAACGTCGGTCAACATCGAATAGACATCGACCCACGTTTCAACTAAGAGCTTTGGCATTTTTACTTTTGAAGCTTTTTTTCCTTATTTGCTTTTTCAAATTCTTTTTGATAAGCATCGCGTGCTTGTTTGAACATCATCAATTGATAAATATAGCTGGCAGTAGCCATATCAAAATCCCATTTATCGATAAATTCATCGAATGAAATATAATCAGTCATGTTCGCTTGGCGGTAAGCAATATACACAGCCTTTGCACCTTGAATAACAGAAATATCCATGGATCCTTTTCCCACAGTCATTTTTGCAAACTCGTCTGTGTTAAAATCTCTATTGATCATCAATAATTTCTTGATATTCAGTTTAGGTTCTAAATTCAAAATTGTTCCATCGTTTAGTTCAATTTTTGAGTAATCTTCGTTCATTTCGCTACCTCCGTTTTTTTTACTGTGATTGAGTGGCCGTAGTTGTCACAACTGAAGTTTTTTTAATCACATCAGCAGATAGATTCGTCATCCATTGATCTGTTAAGTCTTCTTCAAGTTCTGCAACAATTGCTTCATGATAAAATTTACCAAATTCATCTTGCATAACTTTTGCTTCTAGTTCTAACGCAGCTACTTCATCCGCACCATTTTCAATAGAGAATGTTAATCCTGTATTCGAAGTGCATGCTAACATACCAACTAACTTTCTATTTTCTTCGAAGTCATCCACGATCTCTGCAGCAAGTGAGAAATCTTCGCTTACGGAATCAGGACCGTAAGAGTAAATGCCTGGTTTAATACGTCCATCTTGTTTCAACCCATTGAAACGTCGATAAACTTCCATCGGTACATGTGCAGTAATTGTTACCGTCATATTGATTGGTTTAGATTTTGATTTTACTTCTGCCGCTCCACATTTTTTAACCACCGTTTGCATTTCTGTTTCGCCATCTAATTGTCCGTTACAATTCGTTGCGATTGCATTTCCTGCGTTCTTAAAATTAAAAGCAATTCGTTTGATACTTATGTTATCGAACGTTGTTACTACAGTTTTTGTTTTAGCCATTGTTGTTCCCCCTATTTATTTAATTTATCGAATTGACGAATCAGAAGTTCTGTAATTGGATCAAGTGCAAGACCTAATCCTCTTCTCATAAATTCGTCCGGCTGATTTCTTTTAGAAGTACCTATCCCCAAATCAGGATATTTTAAATACTCAAATTTTCTTGTAGGTCTAATGATGAAACCCAAATTAATGTATTGAGTCTTAAGTGGACGACTATTTTTTGCGTGTTGGTGCCCTCTTCTTAAATCTGCTTCAGAAACAGGAATTTTTTCTGTAATCCTATCCACTGCAATAGCCGAACCTTTTGATTTCAATGCTTCGTTAATCAGTCGTTCGCTCTCGCTTGAATAGCGTTCCATCCGCACAAGAAGTTCATCATGTCCATTTATTTTTAGCTCCCAACTATTTTTAGCCATGACAATCACTCTTCAATAATCGTCTAAACGTAAATACCAATTGATCGATATAGCGATCTTGGTTCTCTAGTTTTAAATGATTGGGATCCATTCTCTGAAAACGAATCGAACGATTTTGAATCAATGAAATAATATCTAGTGAGTCTCCTGTTAAATCTTCTCTATTTTCTGAATAGAAAGTTAGATATAGATTTTGACCCACGCTATATTTTGGCTCAGTGATCATTTCTATTTCTCCTGTTTCGAGAATGAAGTAATTAAAATCATCAGGTAGCTCATCCTCGCCTACGGAGTCTTGAAAGAGTTTGAGGCCAAAATGCTCTTCTAAGGAAGTTTTGATAGCAGAAATTTGCTTATTTAAACGTTCTTTTTCTTTAGAATTATCAATCACCATATTCACCCACACTTTCAAGATAAAAATAGATATAAAAATTATCGTAATCGGCATAGATAACGTTGTAACGCATACTATCGATTACGATAAAATATTGATCTTTATTAAATTTCTTGGCGATTGGATGAAATGGAGTCTTTACTTTCTTAGTTAATTTCGATCCCATCGCATCCATAGCTGTTATATCACTATCTCTCATGGAAAGGTTTCTAAATTTTAAAGAAGTGATTTCTGTATCTTCTACACCAATCTTTTTTCCTAGTTCATTTCTTTTGGTAGTTTGCGTCAAAATCTTTAACCAACCATCGTTGAATGTTTCTTCGAGTCTACGATTATTCGCCATTCACATCACCTGCAATATATTCTTGTAGCGCATAATGTTGAATGAAACCTAATAACTCACTAGCGAAATTTTGTTCAAACTCATCTAAAGCACGATTCCAGTCGTATCTACATCTTTCGATTAGCAATCCGTATTCTAAGCTTTCAGGAGAAAAAGAAAGTGTTGTACTCACTTTACTTTGAAGATAAACAGCATTTTTAGCTATCATCTTTTTAATTGACTCATCTTCTTCGTTCCAGGTAACGTAAATATTATCCTTCACAGCTATTAGCAATTCTTCAGTCACTTGTTCAGGCGTCATCTAACCACCGCCTTAATTGCTTTAACATATGCGTAAGAGCATTTTTTCTTGTTTACAAATGATAAATCTTCATCAAAAGGCGTAGAAGTCACGTATCTCCCTTTGAAAAATAAATCTTCATCGTTTGTTGTTACTCCAGCATTGTGTAAGATTTTTACTTCTTTAACTTTTTCTATTGGATCAGTAGCAAAACAAAAGTCTAATTCCTCGTGAACTTTAGGACCAATATTGAAATACATCATGTTCCAAAGCTGTGCCCACATCTCGGCTGTCCAGATTTGTATATTTGTTTTTTGCCCTCTAAGGTAGCGATATAGCCGATTAGAATCCAGATAAACCTTTTTCCAATAATTCGCTTTAGGACGGTTAATAACCCACTGTGCGCCTCCTGAATTAGTGTTTATAGTTTCCAAAGATTCTACTGTAACATTTACAATGTTTGCCATATCTTTTAGAATATTTTCTCCGTTTTCACAGCTTCTAATATAATCAAGACTTAGATAACTACAGCAGTCGCTACAATACCAAACATCATCTTTAGAAGGCAATTTGCGCAAATTAATTCTTTTATTGAAAATGACATCCGAATCGATATAGAAATATCGGTCGTCCTCACGCGAATGATCTTCTTCTAAATATTTCCACCATAAATATGGTTTAATCGAAGGAATATACTCTTTGTCGTCCCGCAGATCATCGTACACATGAACTTCAACACCATATTCCTTCTCAAAAAAAATAGGAATCTGATCATCGTGTCTGCTGAAAAGCAATACGATATCTTTGATTCCTAGTTTCTTCAGATTAGTTAAACAAACTTCAAGCTCCCATTTAAACCGATTGATTGCCGGCTGACAAAGAATATACTTCATTCTGATCACCTACGCTTGTGTTGTAGTTGTTGTGGTTGTTGGTTTTGTAGTTGTAGTAGTAGTTCCCAAAGCGCTAATATCTAATACAATGAAACTATCGTTACGTTTAGGTTGACCGTTTGCATATTGTTTAGCTAGATAAATGCGTTCGTCTTCAACAAAATGGTATTCATCTGAAGCTTCAATTTTTAGTGTAGATCCTACACCCATGAAGTAATCTGAGGCTACCCCAATAACTGCTTTTCCTTCTGGCACAGCCGTTGACTGCAAGTCTGAAACTGGTACTGGCAATACTTGTACGTATTCTCCATTAGCAGTTAGTACAGTCTTAGCTGGGAATACTTTAGACCAGTAATCAGTTGGATTCACAATTAGGACCACATCAGAAGGATTCACATTACGATAAATCGGATCATTCACACCTTCGATATTGAATTTTGATAGTCGCGCCATCAAACCGCCCATAGTTACAGCATCTAAAGCTGTAATAGGTTCTGCTTTTTTTTCAGCATATTCTCCGCTAGTTTGTTTGCTCATGTCACGCATCATTCCGACTGGCATATCTTTACCAGTACCATCAACAATTGCTTGTTCTAATGCAATTCTCAATGATTCTACTAAAACAGTACGGACATAACGATCTAACCATACTGGACCTAAGTCAAGCATTGCCTTACATACAGGAATATAACCTGATAGCTTGAACTGCTTCATGTTAATTACATCAAAGCCATTATCTAAAACTTTTTTAACAGCTTCGCAAAGTTTACCCCACCATGCTGGATTGACTCCACGTGACACAATCCATTCTGTTACACCAGTTGTGTTAACAAAAGTAATTTTTTGCAATAGTGGATGAGATTGTTCTAAATCTTCAAATACACGTTCAAATACAGTAGCTGGCACTAATTCTTCGACCCCTGCAAAACCTTCGTTTTTCACTACTTCGTTATAGAATTTTGTTTCTTGTGTAGTTAATACACGCTGACCACGGTTCATTAATACTAATTGATCTTGATTTTTTGCTGTTGCTTCTTCTAAAATTTTATCCTGAATTTCCTTAGATAAGCTTACCATAGCTGCGCTAAAAGATTCTTCGTTACCATCTTTAAAAGCTTTCATCAATTGGTCGCTTGCAGCTGTTACACCTTTTAAATTTTTAACTGTCATTATTTTACATCTCCTTGTCCAAATGTTTTATTTAATGCTGCTGTAAATGCAGCAATTTTTTCTGCTCTTTTTTCTTTAACGTCATTCAAAATTTCTTCAACGCTTTGTTCTTTTTTAGCTTCAGTACCTGAGCTATTTTCTGCATCGATAATTTCATCGACCAATCCATAACTCAAAGCTGTTTCTGCATCCATAAACGATTCTTTTTCAAGAAGTTCTTGCAATGCTTCATCTGTGCCATTGAATCGTGTTTTATATGAAGCCTTTACCGATTTATCAATTGATTCCAGTTGGTCAGCAATCGTACGGAAGTCATCGACATTTCCTTCTCCGTATGTGGAAGCGCGGTGAATCATCAATTGTGCATTGTTGTAGATTTTTATAGTATCGCCAGCCATTGCGATAATTGAAGCAGCACTAGCGGCTAAGCCGTTAATCACAACGTTAACTTTTGCTTTATTTGACTTAAGTAAGTTCCCAATAGCAATCCCTTGAAATACGTCTCCACCGTTTGAATTAATTACTACTTCAATTTCTTCTTGATCACCTAGACTATCCAAAATATTTTTGATTCCCTTGTCAGTATTCCCTTCAAAGAACCAACTAGAACCAATAAATCCCTGAATAAAAATTTGCGGTACTGCGCCTTCATTCTTTACTGCTAGAAATGTTTTCATTGTCGTCATTCGCCTCACCTCCTTTCGATACTTGTTGATTGTTTTTAGTTATAAATATTTCATCTGCCATCGCCTTATCAGAGCGATCATTTCCAACGCGTTCTCTTCCTTCGTTGATTGTAAATACTCCATTTCTAATGCCTACATCAATAGCGTCAACCAAATCTTTGAAGCTAGTAATCTTGATCATAGTTGTATCCACACGTACAAAATTCCCTGACAAGTATTCTTCTACTTCATAGAGACTAGCGTTAAACGCATCCTGAATAAGTTCAGCAATCGGTATGATTTCGAACATTAAAAAAGCGTCCACTTGATCCGATAACCCACTCATGTCTCCCTTTAGTAGGTTTTTCGGAACGTGAAACGCTGCTGCTGTCATCTCAAAGATGTCGTCTATTAAGTTTTTTATATCTCTTGAATTGCTTTGGAAGTTTCCGCTGAAATCTTCTAATGTGTACTCATTTTGTAATTGAAATACCGCACCTGCATTATCAGCTTCCATAAAAGCCTTAAATTGTGATGTCATCATTTTATTGATTTGATCTTGTGTTGTATTGTCTTGCGGTCGGAATAAATTCCCTTTCAGTACGTATCTACGAGCGTTAGAGCGCTTGTAAACATTCATGGCACTAGAAATGAGTTTCCCATACGCTTGATAATACGCATCGACTAGTTGCCTAATTTGTTGATCTGCGTATTTTATATAGATAACATCACTTTCTAGAAATTCTCTATCAAGGACTATGTTGTTAATTTGCACTTGAGAAAACACATCATCTTTCAATGCATATTCTGTGACATCCCAACTATCCGCAATAAATATTTCGCTAGAATTATTAGACGGAGAAACGATCAATACTTCATTGTAGAATATTAATCTCCTGATCAGTTTTTTTCTAAATTCTGTTGCATTATTTTTCTTATTAGGAGCTACATTCAGCCTATAGTAAAGATCATTCTTTTTATTTTTTCCATCTTCATATGACTTGAATTCCGCTTTACTCATCGCATTTGCAATCAAATCAATACAAGTTTCAATCGCAAATTTTCGATACACAAAATCAACTTGCAATTTACAAAAGTATTCTTCTAAAGGAACCGTTGCTTTTTTTGTGAAGTATCCTACCGCCTTTTGAAAAATCCCCACTTTCTCACCTCCTTTCAAGTTAGAATACTAGAGGAGTAAATCCAGTTCCTGTATTTTCTACTGAGCTATTTGTGACTGTTACAGGAGCAGAATCATAAATATCATCTAAAAAATTCAAACCATGAAGGAATGAAAAAAAGCCATCCGTTTTTCTAGTTTCAGGTTCTATTTTTTCATAGCGTATATTTCCATTAGAAATATGCTCTTCATATACATTCATGCAATACCAACGCATAATCGCATCATCACCAAAAAATAAACGTTGATTAATAAAAAGGTCATCAACCAGATCTTTTAACATACCATGTGTAACAGATCCGCTTCGAACAATTTCCACAGTAAAACCTGCTTCTTCTAAAGCGGGCTTCAATATTTTTGCACGGTACATATCCATAGCGATTTTTTTAATATAATATTTATTACTCATTTCAAGAAACCAACCTACAATATAATCAGCTTCTATATTTTTTCCATGAACGATCTGTGATTTTCCTTGATCTATAGAAATATCTATAACCTCTCGTTTGATGTTTTGTAATCGAAGGGCTGATTCGTGGATAAAAGTATGTTGTGTAAAATAAACATCTTTATCGTATTTTCCTAGCAACCCAACGCTGGCAAAATCTCGTCTATCAGCAAAATCGACTGTTCCTATCACTTCATCCATTTTTTCAGGAAATTCTTTTTCTTTCGTATGCAGAACATCATCATATGAAGCAACAGCAAATCGTGTATCTTCCATAGGTCTGTTCATTCGTTTGGTCATGAACGTAAGTCTTAAACCAGCATTACGTTGCATTTGAGAGTATTCTTGAAACATTTTCCGTTTTAAATCTGCATTGTAATTAATAGTTGGACAAGCTTTTTCCCACATGTCGGGATCATCAACTTCATTATCGTTATCCAAGCGACAAATAAATGGAAACAAACTAGAAAATTCTGCTCCATCCTTGTCAATTCCAAGTTCTCCAGAAAGAATCATTTTTGATTCTTCTATAATGTCATCAAGCGGACCACCACGAACATGACCATTAGTTGTATCATAAAATTCTCTATAATCTCGAATTTTACCACCACCAGAAGTAGCCACATTTATCATTGAATAATCTTCATTTTCGTGAATTTCATCAAAGCGGTTTGCACCTGGTCGCTTCCCATCTTTTGTTCTAGCATTTGCCGTGTTATAACGAAGTTTGCTGTTTGTAGCGATATTTTGAATAACTTCCTTCGTAGCTTTAAATACTTTTTTATCTAAATCAGGATGATCTTTAATTACTTTAAATACATCATCAAAACTAGTCTTTGCTTGGCTTTCATTATTGGCATAAATATCAATATCATAATTTTTAATACCGTGTTTAGCGGTTAGTAGAAAGAAGTTGTTCCAAGAAGCAAAACCAGTTTTACCATTACCACGTCCCATTAATGAAAGATATCTATTGAACACTAGCGTTTTATCTTTTTTCCATCGAACACCATAAATAAAACATTGTAGAAATTTTTCCCACGGAATTAATTCGAATGGAAAGTATTGTGCTGGTATATTGATTGAATCCTCTACCATCTGCTTATCGAAGTAAATATCTTCTCTAGTAAAGACTCTTTCTTCTAGATAATTTTTTAGCAATAATTGCTCTTTGCATACCTTGATAGTGCCTTCTTCTATAGCTTTGAACCAATTTTCAATATGCTTATAACTCAGGAATTGATTCATTTGCTTCACCTACCAATTCAGGAGTAATGGCAAGTTTATCCAACATCAATCCCATTTGTTTGTTGACAGAAACAAGCAACGCTACTGATTCATTCTTTTTACCATTCTCCAGTCTAATGCCGTTCTCGGATATATCTTCTTCCAGTGATATCGCCGTTTCCCATAAACTGATATAACGATCAACATTATCTAAGAATGGCTCAATATTTGTTTTCTGACTTTCCAATTGGCTTATTAAAGAGCGGCGTAATTTTTCTCTGTAGCGATTTTGAGACAATTCGTTTTTAAACATTTTAGCCCTCCTTTCATGATAAAGTTCGAAAAAATCTCTTTTCCTGACAGCCCCCTCCGTTTCATCACCCCCAAAAAATTTGCGATTTATTTTAAGGGGGGGTTATCTCACCATCGGAATGAAAGCTTCAGCGAAGTCAATGTAATAATTAATCTCTTCAATGCTATATCCAAAAATATTTTTTATTCTTTCAACGTTATTATCTTTATTCAACGCTTCTCTTACTTGATTCACTTTGTATTTACTGCAACAGTTATCTGATAACAGATCCCTAATACCTACATAGCGAACGTATATCAAACGTTTAATTAATCCTTGAGTATAAGATGAATACTCTTCAATCTTTTCTGTGTCATACTCTCTGCCATTGTCATTGATGATCATGCACTTACCACCTTTCACTTGCATCGAAGTTAGCAAAGCTTTCTATCTTCTTCTCTTGTTTATCTAATGCTGTAAGATATCTGCCATGAACTTCATTATGATGTTCAACACATAAACAAATAAGATTATCTAAATCTAAAGCTAAGTCAGGTCTATCCTTGACTTCCTTTATATGATGAACGTTCTCTACTCTATGATACTTACCTAGTCTTCTACACTCTTGGCATTCATAGTGATCTCGTTTCATCGCTTTCTCTCTAAGCCTGCGCCATTTAGGAGACTGATAGAACTTAACCAAACGATCTTCTCTTATCAACTGTAATAACCATCTATAGAATTCCTCGGTCATGTCCCATCTCCTTTCGCAATCTTATTTAATACTTAGCTATTCTTTTGCCATACAATGGAATAACTTCATTGCTTTCCTTTCGTTTATATGTATTGCTCTTTATTGGTCTTCTATACTTTCGTACTATCTCACCGTTACCGTTTTGCACAGTGATTACTTCATGCTTCTGTTCTAAGTATTGTGGTCTATACATTGTTGTTACCTCCTTTTTGCAAAATAAAAAGACCACTCAACGAGTGATCTAATATGTAATGCACAGGCAGGGACGTTTCCGATCCTGTGCTTGAGTCATTTGACGATTCATTTGTACCGAATCCCAAAACTCAATCTAACCTAACCAATTATGTAATAGCAACCTACACCGATTCCATCGATTACTATCGACCTCGCCTTGCTCGTGTACTTTGAGCGCCCATTTCCAACCCTCAGTTGCTAAAGTCACTGGCAATGAATCGAACATTGCATGGTCAAATCATAAAACGTTAAGGCTATCCCTCGACGTATTGACCTTATTTTTAAGCGTCTACCCTTTCCGCCACAGTGACAAATTAATATTGTGAAAATAAATACTAAGCGTATAATTTTAGTTATCAGCGAGTGGTCCGCTGAAATAAATTATAGGTGGTGAAAAATATGAACTTAAGCGAGGTTCAAGCTGCGTATTTTATTTTAAATTGTTTAGACCCTGATAATTATACTGTTAAACTGTATGTTAAGAATGGTTGCAAAATTTTCAGTGCAGACTTTTTAAAACTCTCTGAAACAGGTTGGTCTGTGATTCAAGAAAGTTTGGATGAAGATTTTGACTTTTCAAACCCAAAGATATCCATAGCAAGTGGTGCGGAAAAAGGATTCCTTTGGGCAAAAGCTGCTAAGACATGGAATGATAGTTTTTCATATCCTAGACAATCAGTAAAACTTTTGGATCATCCCCAACTATTATTAGAAAAAATTAAAGCTTTTATAGGCAATCTGCAGATAGAAGACTATAGAGAATTTTCTACATTGGCTTACAATACGGAATATATTGATGGAAAAAAATTCAATTTTTGTTTGTTGCCAGAATCCAATTACGAATTATTTACTATTGAAGTTTCAGAAAATTAGACTCATACTTCAATAGATTGTAACAGTACTGAAGACTTGCGTATGCTTCGTCATATGTTAAGTCTTCTTCTTTTAATAATTGAGTTAGTTTTTCTCCAACCTCTTTAACGTTTGATCCAAAAACTTCTTCTGGTTTGTTGTTACGTTTGAATTTACTCAAATAAAGTTCTCGTGCACTTTCTTTATCCATTCGTTTTTCCTCCGATGCATAAATTAATTAGTTAATTGTTGCTCATTGATCTGGACAGCAATTTCTTTTTCTATAAGCTCAACGATCTTCCTTTTTGTCGAATTTAGTTCGAACTTATGATCCATTAAAGTAAGCTTTATGCTCTTAATCTTTTCACCTTCGAATTCCTTGATAATATCTTCGATTCTTTGGTTTACTAAAATAGTTAGTTGATCAATTTTTTCGGAAACGTTATTCATTTTATATACCCTCCAATACATAAATTAATAGACAGCAACAAAATAACATTGCTTTGATAATTTGGTATCGACCACTATAAATTTCTTTTCTTGCAATTATTTTTAATATATGCTAGATTATCAACCGATATAGTCACTGCCTGTACTAGCGGAAACTAGTGCAGGTTTTTTGTTCTATTTACTCAAAAGTTATTACGATAAATTAATATTGTGAAAATAAATACTAAGTGTATAATTTTAGTTATCAGCGAGTGGTCCGCTGAAATAATTTAAGGTGGTAAAAAAATGGCAAAAATTGATGATTACCGTTCAGACATGATTGAATATATTGAACTCTTCGCTAAAAATTCTAACAATAATATTATTATTCAAACTGGAGGAGCAACAATTTGCGGAACTCCTATAGACTTTGATGCTGAAGTAAAAGTAAATCCTCTTATTGATGCTATGATGGATTCTTTTGCAGAATTTCGCTCAAAAAAAATTGATGATATAGAAAAAGATGATGAGCAAAGTTTGGTAGTCAAATCTATCTTTCTGAAAGATGTTACCATCATAGGCGAGAGAACTACTAATATCCCATTTTTAGTTGTTTTTGCTGATCAGATTTCTGCAATTTCTCTCGGGAACTTGGAGTAACAATAGATTCATTTAAATTATCTATATTGATTAAATTGCTAATCTCTCGGCTATTACAAATAGCTGAGAGGATTTCTTTTATTTCTCCTGAAGTACCTTCAATCGATAATTTCATATTCTTACCCTCCAATACATAAATTAATAGACAGCAACGGATGATAGATAATAAGAACAATTTAGAAGGAGTTGAAATTCACATCCTTATTCTTAATATTTCCGTTGCTGCCTATCGAAGCTTAATTAAACGATGAGGGAGATTTCCTCCCTTACATTTTATTTTGTCGATCCTGTTTCCTAATCTTTCGACACTATCATAATATCACTGATAAATGGCTAAAAACCGCCATCATTCCGCCAAAAAACCGCCATTTTTTTATGCGTCAGTCACTATACAAAGTTTGTCTTTGACCTTTAAAGCACAAACACTATAATAGTAGCCACCATTCCCATCATCCGCTGTGCATTCTGCTTTAGCGATCTCATTACGATTATGATAAACAACGACTTCAGCATAAGAGGTATGTCCGTCACCATTATATTCATACTTACCTTTGTCAAATATTTTTATATCTGTAATAACCGCGTCAAGTTTTACATTTTTGAATTCACCCCCAGCCCATGCGCAACAATCATACTCGCTACATACAACTTCTAATTTTGTTCCATCTTCTAAAATTAATTCACTCTCAGACCATTCTACGATTTTTTTGAAAATAAGATCTTTTTTCAACTCTTTCAATGATACATAATCTTTCCACATTATATAGTCCTCCTATTTATAAGCAATTATTTTCCCATGTTTATATGCTTCTGCAAACTCTATCAGAGCTTCCGACTTCATCCGTTGTATGCTTCTTTCTGAATAACCCACTTCACGGCTAATCCTGTAGTTTGAGAAGCTATCTGGCACACAAAAGCTGTAGTAGAGTATCTGACGACTAATCAGACTAAGCGCCATCAAAGCCGCTAGAATCGCGTCTCTCTCCGCTTCTATATCCATCATTTGAATGATCGCGTCTTCTGCCTTATTGCCGTGCTTCGGTGCCTTCGGCATATCCGTAATAATTGGCGACTTAATATCTATCAAAGAGCGACCTGCCATCCGCTCCAAACGCCGAAAGTTCTTCAGCACATCTCTCGCATTACATCTTGTCTGTTTGAAATCTACCTCTCGTAACAATTGCATCAAGTCAAACCGCTCCTTTATGTGATATAATAAACTTGTGGAATTTATTAGAACAGTCGGAGCGATCCGGCTTTTTTATTTGTCATTGATTAGTTCCATATCCACCAATCTCGCTACAGCTAAATTCTCTTTGCTTTTAGCTGTCCATTTATCACATTCCATTGTGTTTTCAATGCGAATGATTGCTGAGTGATTATAGACGTGTTCTACATATCCACGAAATGGATAGATGAACCCTTCTGCTTCACAGCGAACCATGTCACCGACTTTGACTTTTGGTTTCTTACGTTTTTTAGGATTCTTTGTCGGCATATCTAGCATTAAACCGCCGA